CCTGTCGAAGATACATCAGCGGCTCCTGTCGCTGTTAAACTGCCAACAGACCCTGTGCCTGCCAGCCCTGTGACCGCAACATTCGCTGCCGCCACCACCGTAATGGTGCCAACGGCTCCTGTTCCAGCCAGCCCCGTGATTGCCACATTGGCAACCCCGGTAGCTACTAAAGTTCCTACCGCGCCAGTGGCTGCGACTCCCGTAAGTTCGACAGGAACGGGTTCGCCCCACGGACCCTCTCCCCACTGAAGTCGGCCCCATCCAGTGATCTGGGCCATACGTTAACCTATGCTATGCGTATAACCGCATTACTAGCATCAGCAGTGGGGAACGTAATCGTAAAACTACCCGCTGTGCTGGTCTTATCACCACCGAAATCAAACACCGCCACAGAAGGATCTCCTGTCGCCGTATCGTTAAAGATCATGCAGCCTCTGGCTGTGATCGTACAGGTGCCAAACGTCAAATCACTAAAGTCTGTAAACGCCGTGGTGCCTGAGCTAGTCGGCTCAACCTTGGTTAGCGTGCCACCTTTAGCCGTATAGTTCGTACCCGTTGCTTCATTGGTTGTGGTATACGCTGTGGTTGAAGCACTCATCGTGGCTGAACTGGTATACAGCGCCAACTTGAACGTGTTTCCACCCGTGGAAAAGTTGTGCTTGGCTTGCAAGAGTTCTTTCTTGAAGCTTGTACACATTGCTTGTGTGATTGCCATTACAGCCTCCTAATGATTGCGGCCATATCACGGTGGCCCTGTTCTTCTAGTTTATTCCCTATCGTACACATATGACTGTCAACTGCTTTGTGCATGTAATCCGCAAGCAGTACTTCTACCTGCTTCTTAAACGCATGTGCCTGCTGCCGAATAGGCTCAGGAGTCGTATTACTGATACTCACAATTCTGTTTGCCGCCATGCTGGCCCATTCTTCAGGAGTATGCCCCCGATAATCCGTGGTCTCTACTCCGAGAGTTCCAACCGACGCATCTAAATCAACTTGCAACATCAGTAACTCGTTGGCTCAACAGGTTGAGTAACCTTCACATTATCCTGGCGTCCATGAATTGACACCACGACTTCTTCTTCCTTCTCGATTTCAGAGAACGGTGTCACCTTGAGGTTACCTTTTTCAAGGTAAACCACGGGTGGATTCTCTAAGCGGTGGTAACCGTAAAGGCGTTCCTTCTCTGCCACATTGGTATCCAGCAAAGGAGAACGGGGCGCAATCGCTACCTCCATCCCAGCCACCATGCAGCGGGACAGCCAAAACTCACAACAAGCACGCCCTAACTCGCCATAATGAATATTGGTCGAATAAGTAAAATCGACCCCAAAGACGTTTAATTCCTTAACGCCCTTCCATAACGCAAAGGCAATGGCATAAGAAATCGTATTGTTAAAGTAACCGCAGCCCAAGTCCCCGACGATCTCTTCCAGCGGATAAAGCTCAATGGCCGGCACCCGGTCATCTAATTCACAGGAATACACCGGGCATGTCAGCGTAGGTAGTACTTTACGCATCACTTCCGTCTGTCCACCCGCATCATCGCTGTCAAAGAAGCGTGACGCCGGGTCCATCATGAAGACGCGGTCTGCCTTCACTACGGCACACATCGAATTCACCGCCCAAACTTCGTCATATTCTTCGCTGTGGGTAATCGAGAGGTGATAGTCCAACTGGCTGTGACCCAGCCCTAAAAGCGCCACACGTCCCAGTCCTTCCGCCATTAGGCTCGCATGCTCCTCACCGCACCGCTCCGATAACTGTCGGTGGTGCTATAACCTTCACCCAGTGACTTCAACTGGGCTACCGCTTCCTGATAACGGCCTTCATACACTTGCAGCAGATCCGCTTCGCCTTTCAGGAAGGTATAAGACTCCACCAGCGAGGCGTATAACAACGCCGATGCTGCATTGGTGCCCAGCCAACTGGTGCCGCCGCTAGACTCCGTGATCGACTCCGGCTTATAAAAATAATGCAGCTCCACAGCGTAGCCGCTGCCGGGGGTTGGCCCGAGAATAAATGAGGTATCGTCAAACAAGCCGTAATATTTAGGCACGCCAGTGGTCGCTGCCACTGGATAGGCTGCTCGAATAAAGTTCACGTCTTTAAAGATCAGGTACTCATAACCGCTGTCATCGAGCGCCAAAGAATAGGGGGAGAGAAAATCGGAGGGGGTTGCCAGATATGAATTACCCGATGTCATGGTGCCGGTGGTGTTCTTGCGAAAGTCTGGCAGTTGCACCGACTTTAAGATGCGATCCTCAGCTTGACTGATAATCGTACCGAGATCGTTTACGAACGTGGTTTCAGTCGTCTCCAGATAATCCTGAATCGCTGATTTTAATGTGGTGTAAGTCCAAGCCATAATTATTCCTGTGAACCTACCGGGAAAGCCGGTGCATCTGATTTAAGCTCTGCCAGCAACTCGACCACTTTATCTTTATCTCTTTCGAGTTTTTCCCACCCATCGCTGTATACCCAGTCGAAGTGGCCAACCTCGTCGAAACCAGCCCTCTGCTGTTTATTCAAGACCCACCATTTGCGGGTCAACGATTCAATCTTATTTTCCAGATGACTCATACCTATTAGCTGGTTGTTACCTTCAAAAATCCTGTTTCACCGTGCATGGTCAATCCGACCGTGCGGCTACCGAGAGAGGTCACACCGCCGCCGATAGGATCCCAAGCAAAAAGCCGACGACTCTCAAGGAGGTTTGACTCAGGTCGAGCGTTCCGCAAGGCATCGCCATCTCCGGTACGAATCCGGCCCAGCAACAACTGCGGCTGATCTTCATCGACCACGTCCCTGCCCACGCGCATACCCGTCGGTCTGCCGCCTTCATACTGCTCCACCATGTCTTTCAGCTTGTAGCGAAAGCCCGTGCGATCACAGTAACCAAAAGCGTATTTACCGTTAGCGTAGCTCATGGGAACCGATACCCTCCCGGTGTGATCTGAAACGCAGCTTTCTCACGATCCGCATCCGCCGCCAGATTCCATTGCTCTTCATAATCCGCTTTCAACGCCGGTGCTCTGTCAGATACTTCTGGGCGCTTCAAGCTCAACTGATAAGCCAATCCAGACACCAGAGACGGCAAATACCGAGACGGTAGATCCATCTCGTTTGACCCCGGCGAGCCGGAATCTTCTATCCGCTGCATGTAGTAATAGCCGAGCGTATAGGTCTCCACACTGTCCGGCACCGGCCACAAATTAATCGCAATCGCACCGGGATCTTTCTCAAGCCAGAACTGCAGCGGCTTCGCCTGCGTCAGTTTATTGGACAGATGCGCATAGGCGCTGATCGAGACCCGCGTCAGCATCTGATCGAATTGAGTGCTGGCATCACCCGAATTGGTGCGAACATAGACTTCAATCACATCAAGAATATCGCTGGACAACGCATAACGCGAAGTCCCTGCGGTAATCGACGTAGTCCCCTCCTGTATGGTCCACAGGTTTAAGCCCCGGTTCTGCCATTCAAGCATTAACAGGTCAATGCTTCTCCGCGCCGTGCGATAGTCATAGCCGCTGCGCAGCTCCAAACCCGCACGCTCAAACGATTCCTCGATCATGTCCGTCAGATCGAGAGTGAACGCATAAGTGCCGCTGGTTGCCATTTAGACGATTCGCCCCCGTGTTCTGCCTCGCCGCGCTTTCCCATCACCACGGGATTTGCGAACCATACCGCCGGCTTTAAAACCCGGACCCTTTCCAGCCATTGAGCGATAAGAGCCGGACTTTATCAGCTCTCTCAACCTCTCAAATTCCATGAGTTTTTCTTCTTCCCGCCTGCGCTCTAACGCGGCGGCTTCTTCTTCTTGAAGATATTCTGTATGTGGATGAAGAGGACTGTCAGCCGGAAGAATCTTTTCATTAAGCCTCGTTGGGCTGATGCCCCTTGTCAGCTTCATGGCGTATATAGGATCGAAGTGTTTCGCCGAAAATCTAGCCATTAGACCATGCGCCCCCGTGTTCTACCTCGCCGTGCTTTGCCGTCACCCCGAGGCCGGCCAGTCTTCCGAACCACGCCGCCGGCTTTAAGACCTTGAGCCGATTCAGTAAGAAGCCCTTCCATGCGTAGACGATCCGCTTCTTCTGCAGCCAATCTACTCGCTTCTTCCTCTTCAAGCTCAACGTACTCTTTGCGATCACGGCCCAGCTTGCCCATCAGCCACTTATTGGCATACGGCCCTTTACCTTTAGCAAGGCCATACAAAGGGCTTAACGCCGCTAAGACATCTTCTTTTGCCATTAACGCTTTCTCCCGTTATGTCGCCGCGCTTTACCATCACCACGGGATTTGCGAACCATACCGCCGGCTTTAAAACCCGGACCCTTTCCAGCCATTGAGCGATAAGAGCCGGACTTTATCAGCTCTCTCAACCT